GCACTCCCGCATATAGTGGAGTTACAACTACAATATTCCCAGATCATGACCGCTCATTTGATATTGTCAATATTCTTTCGGATACAAAATTAAATGTCCAAGTTGGAACTAGCACTATAACTCATCACTATGTTGGATTTGGTAGTGTATTCAAACACTATAGTCTCAGTCATGGATCTGGTTATAGGGATCCAGTTTCTATTGGTGTTAGTGACTTGTCTGGAACTGGTTCTGGTGCAGTAGTCACTGCTCAGGTTGGTCTTGGTGGTACACTTTCATTTAATATTGATTCTCCTGGAACTGGGTACGGTAATCCAATATTGGATATACCAGAACCAACATACGAAAACATGGAAGTTGTTGGTGTATCAAGACTTGGAATTGGTGCAACTACAGTAACGGGTGAAAATCTATTACTGAATGTTACTATTGGTGCTGCAGGCACTAATGTTGGTATTGGTTCAACTCTTTTTGAAGTTGAATCTTTCAATATCAGAAGAAATGGATATGCATTCCAGGTTGGAGATGTTATGAAGGTTGCTGGTCTTGTTACAGCAGCACATTTGAGTGAACCTGTTGCAGACTTTGAACTTGAAGTTGTTGAAACTTTTAATGATTCTATGTCTTCATGGTCGTTTGGTGAGATGAACTATATTGATAGTATCGAACCATTCCAGGATGGTTCAAGAAAAAGATTCCCATTGATTTATCAAGGTGAACTTTTAAGTTTTGAATTAGATCCTAATAGTCCTCTTTCAAGTCAAATTGATTTGAATGCAGTCTTAGTTATCTTTGTTAACGGTGTTATCCAGCAACCTGTTAGTTCTTACACCTTTGATGGTGGAACATCATTTATATTTGATCAAGCACCATCAGAGTCTGATAAGATTGATATTTTCTTCTATCTTGGACAAGACGGTGTTGATGTTGTCATCGTTGATGTTGAAGAAACATTTAAGATTGGTGATGAACTTTTGGTTAAGAAGCATCCCAATTATAATTTAACAAAAGATCAAAATAGAGATAGAACAATTTTTGATATTTTATCTGCAGATTTACTTGAAACTGATATCTATCTTGGTCCAGGTATCAATGAAAATGATTTCAAACCACTCAGTTGGACTAAGCAAAAACTTGATAAGTATGTCAAGGGAGATTTTGTTTATAAAACAAGAGATTCTATTGAACCAAGAGTTCTTCCAGTAGCAAAGGTAATTGGTGATATCAACGAAAACACCAATCAAATTTTTGTTGATAATGCACAGTTTTTCAATTATGAAGAAAATAACTATGCTATTTCAATCAACTCATTTGAAGGATTGCTTGTAGAGGGAACAGATCCAGTTTCTGCTGCAATTACAGCAACTGTTGGTGCTTCTGGAACAATTAGTGCTCTTACAATTAATAATGTTGGTTCTGGTTATTCTGGTTCTACAATCGACGTTAAATTTACAGCACCTTTAGATATTGGTGTTGGAGTCGGTACTACTGCAATTGCTACAGCAACTATTGTTGACGGTTCAATCGATTCTGTAACCATATCTAATATAGGTCTTGGTTATTCTATTACAAATCCTCCTCAAGCGATTGTTGAAGTTCCTAAAGGAAAACAGGAATTGATTGAAGATATCGTAAATATTGAAGGATTTGCTGGTATTATTACGGGAATTAGTACAACTTCAGGTACTGGTGATTGTGGAATGGCACTCAATATTGATTATGATCGAATTGATTTTGCCAATAATTCTAGTGCAACTAATAGTTTGGTTGTAGGATATCCAGTCTACATTTATGACACCTCAGTTGGTCACGGAGTAACTACTGTTGATGGTAATGACAATTCCATTGTTAGTATTGGAACAACGTTCTTGGATGCTGTTTATATGATACAAGCATCTACAAATAATGGAAACAAAGGTAGAATAACCTGCAATATTCATGGAGATACCAATATTGTTGGTATTGCAACAACAGGAAATTATTTTGCAAATAATCCTGATGCTACAATTTCTGTGGGTAAATTATCTTGGGGAAGATTATACAATGCAAGTAATGGAACTGTAACAAGAAAGAATCCAGTTTCAATAGGAGTAACTGGTCTCACAATTGATTCTGGATTATCTACATTCCCAACAATTCAAAGAAAAGACTTTGGATTTAACAAGAGTGGTGCATTAAGGAAACAATCAAATGGTCCTGATGCAATTGAAAATTCCTTTGGTTATCCTATATTATAAACCCCATATAAATACATAAAAAACATATAAGCAATGTCAGCTATTGTTACCGATCAATTTAGAATTCTGAATGCAGGCAATTTTGTCGAATCGGTTGAAAATACATCCAATTCCTATTACATCACTTTAGGACTCCCAAATCCAAGTATTACTGGATATGGTAGAACTTCGGATTGGAATACTTCACCACCAGCACCATTAGACAACCAAACCAATAATGCACATGCTGGTGACGTTGTATTATTTGGTAAAAAAATATCTTCAGCAAACGTAAAACGAATTGTTAGAAGAATTGACTGGGTTGCTGGAAGTAGATATGAGATGTATAGAGATGATTATAGTATAGCATCTCCTTCACCATTGACAAACGCAGCAAGATTGTTTGATGCAAATTATTATGTAATCAATTCCGATTTTAGAGTCTATATTTGTATAGAAAATGGTTCTAGTGGTACTAATCCAAAAGGAAATGTATCACAAGATGAACCAACATTTACAGATTTAGAACCAACTAGAGCTGGCACTAGTGGTGATGGATATATTTGGAAGTACTTATTTACAGTTTCTCCAAGTGATATTATTAAATTTGATTCTACAGAATATATTACTTTACCAAGTGATTGGACAACAACATCAGATACTCAAATTCAAGCAATAAGAGACTCTGCAAATTCAGAAACCAATCTGAATCAAATTAAGTCAGTATATATTGATAAGTCTGGCAATAATTATGCTAGTGGATTGAGTCAGGAGATGAATATTATTGGAGATGGAACTGGTGGAAAAGTTAGGATTGATGTTGAAGGTGGTAAGATTACAAATACCATAGTCACTGCAGGTGGAAAAGATTATTCATATGGTCTTGTAGACCTTGGACCTATCAACTCCGCTACAACTGGCACTCCTGCAAAACTTGTACCAATAATTCCACCTGCTAGAGGTCATGGTGATGATATTTACTTGGAGTTGGGTTCTGATAAAGTTTTAGTCTATGCTAGATTTGATGACTCAACGAAAGATTTTCCAGTTGACACCAGTTTTGCACAAGTTTCTATTGTAAAAAATCCAACATCAGTTGGAACAAGTAATATTTTTACAGGTTCATCTTTTAGTGGATTAAATTCTATAAAATTCTCTACTATTACTGGAACTCCTACTATTGGAGAAAAAATTCAACAAAGTCTTAGTGGTAATGTAGGAAAGGCATATGGATATGTCTCTTCTTATGATCCTGAGACAAAAGTACTTAAATACATTCAAGATCGTTCACTATATTTTAATCAAACTACTCAAGATCATCAAGATTATGTTGGTATTTCTACTAATGGTAGAAATTATGCTTTTGAATCTAGTGCTAGCCTAATTAGTGGACAATCATCTGGATTTCAAGGTTCTGTAGATCTTAATTTCTCTGGTATTACCACAAATCCGACGGGAAGTAAACTAATCAATCTTGGTGTTAACTTCACAAGCGGTATGGCTGTTCCTGAAATAAATAAAGGGTCAGGACAAATAATTTATCTTGATAACAGACCTAGTATCGCTAGGAACTTGAGACAAAAAGAAGACATCAAAATTATACTGGAATTCTAAAAAATGCCACAGAAGACTAACTTAAACGTAAATCCTTATTATGACGATTTTGATAAGGATGATAATTTTTACAAGGTTCTTTTTAAACCTGGATATCCTGTTCAGGCAAGAGAACTAACGGGTCTTCAGTCTGTTTTACAAAATCAGATAGAATCCTTCGGAACACATATGTTCAAAGAAGGTTCTATGGTGATTCCTGGCGGAATTACTTGTGATAATGAATTTACTACCATTAAGGTAAATGATACCCATCTAGGTATAGATGTCAGCATCTATCTTGATGCTCTTGTCAGTGCCAATGATGGTAAGGGTGCTGAGGTAAGAGGTCAAGATACTGATATAACAGCAACAATTAAGGGATATGTTCTTCCACCAAATCAGGGTGTAGAAGATATTACCCTTTTCGTAAAGTACAATACATCAGGAGAAGATGGAGAAAGTGAATTTTTTGCTGACTCCGAGGTTTTACTTATTGAAGAAAATGTAACATACGGAAATACAACTTTAAATGTAGGTGATACTATCCTTTCTTTGGTTGCAAATGATGCTTCAAGAATTGGATATGCTGTAGGAGTTGCTGCTGGTGTTTATTTTATAAGAGGATATTTTGTTGATGTTCAAGACTCTCAGATAGTTCTTGATTTATACGATAATCAACCATCATATAGAGTTGGTTTTGAAGTTTTAGAGCAGATAGTTAATTCTGATCAAGATACATCACTGAATGATAACGCTAAAGGATTTACTAATTTTGCTGCACCTGGTGCAGATAGATTTAAACTTAGCACTAGACTAACCAAAAAAGGATTACAAGATTTCAACGATACTAACTTTATTGAACTTGTAAAAATTGATAATGGTGAGATTAAAAAGTTAGAAGCAAAGACTGAATATAATTACATTGCAGATTATTTTGCAAAAAGAACCTATGAAGAATCTGGAAACTATGCTGTTGATAGCTTTACTGTAGATGTTTTAGATTCTTTGAATAATGAAACTGGTGGTGCTGGTCTTTTCACAGAAACTCAACTTACTGACGAAGGAAATAGTCCTAGTGATGACTTGATGTGTATCAAGGTTTCTGCAGGAACTGCATATGTTAAAGGATATGATGTAGATTTAGTTGGATCAACTATTATTGATGTTCCAAAACCAAGAACCACTAAATCTATTGCAGAAACTAGAGTTCCCTTCTCGATGGGAAGTCTTCTTAAAATCAATAACGTTACCGGTGTTCCATATATTTCTATTGGAACACAAGCAGGACAAAATACATTTGATAATGTAATTGAATTATTTGATGAGAGAAGAAATAATGCTACAAATAATGCAGGAACTGGTAGAAAGATTGGTGAAGCTAGAATTTATTGGTATGGTGTAAGTGACGCAGCATATGAAGGTGCTACAACCAGTTGGGATTTGTATCTTTTTGATGTTCAGACATACACAGACATTTATGTATCAAGTAATATAAGCAATAATGATGTAATTCCTCTTGGTTCTCGTGTGAGAGGTTTATCT